TGTAGATACTTAGCATGTTTCCTTGGTATAGCAAGGGAATCATGGTCTAGTTTTTCATCATCAAGTTTAGAGTCCTCCTTCCAGAGGTTCTCAATCAATTCAAGATTCATACTGTATCTCTTCTGTAGTATATATCAGACTTTGTTTCCGTCGCTATCTATGAACTCTAGTAGGGTATATTTGAATGTGACATCAGCAGTTACGTAGTCAATGTCAGTAGGATCTGCTGAGAATCTTACTCCACTCAAACTTGTAGGGAATAAATTCATGAAGACTGTAGTAGTTATAGTGTTCATGTTACTGTCTAACACTAACAGTCTAGCATCTGTTGTAGCTTTTTGGAAGTTACCTATTCTACCTGGCTCTTTGACTCCCATCATGTACTGCATAAACTCTTCTTCTTCCTTGGGGTTAGTCAGTCCCTTCAACCATTTGTATATTTCATAGTAATTATCCATGTTCTCATTGATCATGAACGTCAAGTTAAGATCACCAAAGGTCATCTTGTCACCAGGTGTGTCGTATGCTTTCACTCTGGTCTCAATAGTTCTGTTACCTATGCTTATCTCAGGTATATTAACTGTTTGGCAGAAGAATTCTACCGTAGGTATCCTCTCTATGAGGAATTTAAAACCGACGGGTGATAGAAAGTTCTTGCTGTCAGGGGAAAATGCTTTCATAGTAGTATTTAGACATAAAAAAAGAGACCCGAAGGTCTCTTTAGAAGAATATAAGCGTCTCGCTTACATTAGGTTAGCAACCTTAACTCTTCTGTAGTAAGCATTAGCTCCAATGTTTGAAGAATGCTGTGGGTCAGAGTTAGAAAGTGCTGCAAGTCCCTTAGCAAATGGGTTAAGAACCATTCCGTATCTTGTCTTAAACCCGATACGTGGCTGGAATGTATCCTGACCAATCGCTCTGTACATCTGGAGAGGCACATAAGGACAGTAGAATAATCCTGCGTCATAAGCATTAGTTCCTTTGTAACCAACAACATAGTACTGGTCAGCTGAAACGTTTGCTGAGTAAGGGTCGATGTACACTTTGAATCTTCCGTTGATTGTACCAACGAATGTGTTTCCTGTGTCATCAATCTCGCCAAGTCCACCAACTGCTTGGTTGATACCTGAAGAGTAGTCTAGAACACCCGCCATAGCAAGAGCAGAAGCAACATCACTTGAAGTGATGATTACATTACCCTTTCCTCTACGAGTCTCTAGTGCGATTGCGTTAGCATCTCTTTCGATCTGGAATAGAAGACCTTTGAATTTCTCAACAGACCATCTTCCATTTGAGTCAACGTCTAAGTCAAATACACCAGCGTTAGCTGTGTTAACCTGAGCACCAGGTTTAGCACCTCTGTATACTGTACGTACGACTTCTCTGTTGATTTCAGCAAGGATCTCAGTTGAAAGAATGTTCGCTAGTTCAGACTCGGCATCTAATCCGTGGATTGCTTTCAAGTCTTGTGCTAGTTCAACTGAGTAGTCTGCTCTAAGTGCTCTACCTTTAGCTTCAACAGCAATTCTGTCGATGCTAAACGCCATTTCCATGAACGCTGTAGATGTTCCTTCACCTAAACCTTCTAGGTCAGATGTGGAGAACTTAGAAGAAGCTAAGTCATAGTTGCCTTCTGTTGTACCGCCACCAGTAGCATCGTTGATTAAACCTGGGTTTTTCTCAGTTGTTGCTGTTGGAGGTGTACCACCTTGAGTACCAGAGAACTGTGCGTCTGGCTCATCGAAGAATGCTTCGTTACCTGTCTGGTTAACGTAGCGTGATCTCATTGCGAAGATCAATCCAGTAGGACCATTCATAGGCTGAACACCTGCGATGTCATAAGCAATAAGCTTAGGCATAGCACGACGAATCAAGCTAATAAGAATTGGGTCGAAACCGAAGTTAGCACCACTACCTGTTGTAGGGGTGTTGATAGGACCTGCGTTAGTAGGTGCCTCTGTAAGGATTTGTTTTTCCTCACGCATGAACCTTTCTTGGTTCTCTAGGAGTTGTGCGGTAACCGCTTTACGATAGTTATCCTTTATCTCAGGAAGACCATCATGCTTTAGTACGGGATTCCACTTCTCCTGTAGTTGTTCTGTGTTAAACATTTTAGTTTAAAAGTTAGAATTGAAGTGAATTAGATCCTTTTAGCAAGTTGCTCGACATATGCTGCCATGCTCTCACTAACAGTTTCAAGTTGTTTCTCTGCAACTGGTGCAGATTCTTCTGAAGCGACTTCAGTCACAGTCTCAGTCTTTGGAGTACCAAAGTATGATTCCTTAATTTGACCTAGCTTCTCACGATACGACTCATCAGATTTAAATTCGACTGCATCGGCAAGGGAGGTGAACTTGTCCTTCTGTGTCTCAGCGAGACCTCTGGTTAGTTCATTCAAAATCTCATGTTTACGATAGGTTCCCACAACCTCATGTAGTTCGACATTCTTCTTAACCTGTTCGTTAAGTCGGTCTTCCATGTCATCTATTTTCTCGCTCATCTCAGCAGCAAGATCCAGTTTATCATCTGGAACGTTGATGTTTGATTCGATGAACAATTTCCTTAGTCCTTCCATGAATGTCTCTGTGACTTCAGTGCGGAGACCTGACTCAACAGCCAGTTCGTTCTCCTTGAGCCACTCTTCTGCAGCATATGAAAGGAAATTCTCTACGCGGCCAGCAAATTCTTCTTTGATAGAATCAATTTCTTCTACGAATTTTGCTGCTGCTTGCTCCTTAAGGGAGTCAATCTTTGCTGTGACTCTTGCGTCTACAGCGGCTTCAAAGACAGTTTTTGCCTTCTCTTGGAACTCTTCAGATAGATCAGCACCAGCTAATACTGCTGCGATGTCTTCGTTGTTCTCTTCAGCTACCACTTCTCCTTCGTGTTCTGTTTCGGAGAATATCTTAGCACTTAAAGCACCAGGCATTTTAGATGATGCACCAGATGGTTTCATCTTTAACGTCTTGTCCTTTTCTACTCCTACTGGAGCAGCTGCTTTTTTACCAACGTTGTCAGGTCCTTCAGGTTTCTCCTTAGAGGAACCACCGACTTCAATAGCGTCGTTCTTGAGGTCTGATTTTTGTTGTGGCACAGCACCACTTGTGATTGCGGTGTTGCCTGTTGCTGCGTCTTCAGAAACTTCGGTCTTTGGGAGAGATGCTTCTTCAGCTACGGCTTCAGTTGCTTTCTTTTCCGCGATGAGTTTCTCAAATTTTTCATCTATAGTGGCCATGTTTGCTCCTACGAAATAAGATCTGCGGTAATTTACTACTTTTATTTATACTTTATATACTTCTTAGGAAAGCCGCAAACGCGGAGATCTTTCTTTCTTGAAGTTCTTGTGGGGTTGGTGCGTTGTCAATCGCAGCCTTAATCTGTTCGATTTGCTGCTCTTTGATTCTGCCATCTGCCTGTACCCACTCACGTCCTTCGTATATACCTTCTACGAATGCATCAGGTGCTGAAGGATCTGCTACGATGTCCGCAGCAGTGGATAGAATAAAGTCATCTGCCACTACCTGACAGTTGCCTTCTTTCTTAATTGAACCAAGTCCTCTGGAAGAGACACCTAGTTGTACACCCTCTTCGAGTAAAGATTTGGCAATCTTACCCATAGGTGTTTCCATAAGTTTTGCCTTACCTATGAAGTTAGTACCTTCTGGGTAAAGTTCAACAATCTTATGTGACACTCTATCTAGGTTGAGTGTAGGACCCTCTGGATGACCTAGTTCTCCTAGAGCACGTCCACGTCCAACGAATTCTTCATTGTACTTAGATACCTCACGATTCATGGTATCGAATTTATACATCCGACCATTGCGATTGGTAATTTCAGTTTGAAGAAAGACTCCTTTGATATAGGTTGATTTCTTACCGTCTTTTTCTTCGGTAAGAATCTCTATATCATTGTTCTGTTCCGTTATCAGTTTCATCTTTAGGTTCCTCTAGTTCGGCAGTGGGATTTTCGATTGCTTCTGGATCAGGTTCTACATCTCCCTCTTCAGGGACATGCGGAAACATCCTATCGGCAACTGTTTGCTTACTGACATCAACTGCCATAGCAGCCTTTGTTTGTAGCATGTCTTTTAACTTGCCCAGTGCGTCAGCCTGGTCGTCGTTCCAAAGCAAATCAACGATATCTCGTTCTGGTGTAGTCATAATAATAATGTTACGTAATGTTATTTATTACCCAGCTACTTTTTAGCGGGTGTTCTGGTAGATCCAGAGGGGTTGGTAGTACCTTTCTCTGACTGAGTTTTGATCTGAGCCTTCTTCATTTCCTTATCAAGTTCCGCATTGTCCTGCTCATCAGCCATGGCTTGATTATCCATAGCGACTTGATCCAATGGGTCTAAGATCTTACCGTCAGCAATATCATCTGACATTTGCTTATCAAGCTCTGCCATTTCAGTCTCAGACTGTTTTAAGATATTGACGCGGACGTAATCGGTAGAGAAGTAGCGACCCATGAATGGTTCCATAGCAGTGATCACGTTTAACTTCTCATTTAACATTTCAATATTCTTAAGTTCTGTAAAGTGATTGTCATATAAGTAATCGTACTGTATATGCTCCTTCATATCATCCCAGTCCTCTGGTGTGATTACACCTTTCAGAATGAGTTGAGTCTTAAGAATGTCATTGAACATCTCACTAAACTTCTTGCGGAGTTTACCCACAAACTTAGTGAACTTCAGTTCATCACGCATGATCTCTGAAGACCTACCGATGTTAAATGATTGTCCAGATTCTAAACGACCTGCTGGTACGTTTAGTGCTTTGTATAACTTAGTCTGGAAGTACTGGATGTCCGTAAGTTCTCCAAGATTTTGTCCACCTGGCAACGTAGTGATTTCAGTACCTCGTCCTCCCTCTCTACGTGGGAGCCAGAAGTCTTCGAGCATCGACATGTGTTTTCTGTCATCTCTTATTTCTCCAGTGTTAGCATCGTATACAAGTTTGTTTCTATAGCGACCCATTACCTCTCTTAGGTATTGCTCCGCTTTGACTTTAGGTAAATTACCTACGTCAATATAGAATATCCTACGCTCAGGAGCACGAGATATTCTGTAGATAACCAAGGAATCCTCGATCATCATGAGTTGATTAAGAACCTTGATCGCCTTATGTAAGTAAGACAATACTATATTCTTATTCGTATCAAGGATACCACTGGTCACATATGTGATAGCATCCTTAGCAATTTTTATACCTGAGTTTGCGGAAGTATTCTTTAATCCTTTAGGATTGTATATAAAATATTCATCTACCTTACCATAGTCTAGTGACTGGAACTGATCCGCAGTCTTCGGTACTTTATTAATCTGTCTTACTTTTTTAATCTTTTGTGGATCAACATAGCGTAGTTCGAGTATACCATCTTGAGGTCTCTTCAAATCTATGACCTTATGATAATACAAACGCCCATCAATGTACCATCTACGGAACATTTCATGAGCTTTAGTATCAAATCCTATTAAGTTTTTAATATAGTCGAACTCTTCTCGAATCATATTTTTGACAGAATCACTTACTTCTAAGTTCTGTAAGTTGATCTGTACAGGTGAATCGTTTTGATCTGTGACGATTGCCTCTTGTATAATATCTTCAATCGCACTGTCTACTTCAGGGTGCATCGCCATGACGCGATACTTAACCACCATATCGTACTCAGTCTTGAAGTTGCCATCAAGATCCACGTAAGTTCCATGGTAACCACCCGCGATAAAACTGGTAGCACCGTCTTCATTCGTGGGGGCAACAGGAGAAGGAGCGTTTTTGTTACGTTCCTCCTCTCTCTTTCTAAACGAGAATCCGAATAACTGTGCCATAATCTATGTGTTTGTACCTACTATTTAGGGGGGTTAGGAACCGACCCTTTTCATAGTATTCTGTCCAATAGAAGTCTCGAAGTACTGGTAAGCAAACTCAACATCGAACTCTTCATAAGAATCGTTGTTGTCATATGCTAGTGATACCTGTGAAACTGATACTGGGAATCCTTTCACTAATTTATACTGACGGATGTCCTTGAATTTCTCAGCAGATCCACCAAACTTATCCATCTGTGTGACATCAATGTCCTGTAGTACAGATTCCATTGGTACTGATGCTGTGTTAGCATCTACAGTGTTTGTAAGTTCGATCCACTTTTCATACGCACCACGTAGTTGGAATGCGTCGTCCATGTAGAATGTAGCAGTCCATGACTCGAATGTTCTGTCGCCAGGAACTTTGATTACTCTACCACGGAAAGGTAGTTCTACTGTACCTACTGTTGATGCAGGTAGAGCAGCACTCTTACACATGAAAGTTTCTAAACCATCTTCAGCGATGATACCTGTTGGGAAGTTGTGTGTAACAGAGAACAGGTTAGGTCTGACTGCTCCCTTAATTCTTGTCTGGAATTCTAATACACCTAGTGCTTTAGTTTCAGCCATTGTTTAAGATCTCCTTGGGATTACTTCTTCAAAGCTAACACCTGTTCGTGTAGCAACGAAGGTTAGTGTGATGAAGTTGATAGAGCGAGCAGGCTTGATGTAAATCTCTGCCACGAACTCATTCTTATCAATTAAATCAGGTGTGTTGTTGGAACTATCACATACAACTAAGAAGTCGGTGATACCTCTTCGTGCCTGAATGTCACGTAGGTATGGTTCGACAACATTGTTGAAGTTGTTTCTAGTAAATTCGTCATTTAGTTCAAACAATACTCCCTTCGCAGCATTTCCTATTGTCTTCTCTATGACGAGGAAGAGACGACGGACGTTGATGCGATCAAATGCGGATGGTGAAGCGAGAGCTGTTTTGTCTCCGAAGAGTACGATGCCCTGACCAGGTAGAGAAGTAATAGGATTAATTCTCTTCTGATATAGAGTGTCTCTTTCAGATTTCTTAGGTGAGTATGCTAGTTTAATAGCATTCTTGATTCCACCACGGTTTAAACCAGCTGGTGAGAACCATGGATCTCCGTTAGCAGTGGTGCTAGCACATAAGCCAGC